TTTATTAAAGCGGTATGTGTTACCGATCTTAATGTACGTGGACTTAGGGATATGCCCCTGCCGTACCCACGCACGGATAGTAGAAATGGACACTGCAAAATGCTTTGCCAAATCCTCTATTGGTACAAATGGTTCTGCCATTATTTTTTCCTTACTGATATGACGTACTCGGTGTCTACGTTCATGCCTTTAGGCATAACGTCTGGGTTTTCCTCCAAAAATTGTTTGATGTTGGTCTGGTTCAACCGCTTATCTAGGAACTCAGGTACATCATGCTCTTTGATGAAACCGTACATTTGTTCCCAATCACTGGTCCAATACTTGGTTTTGCTAGACCGAAAAAACAAACCTTCAGAGGTTCTAACGCTTTCAACATTGTGGTTCTCACAGTAGTCTAATAGCGCATTCTTCAAGATTTCCTGTTGGCGCACCAACACTCCATCTTCTTCTTTGTACCGTGCAGATAGCTCCGCTCTTTTTGCCCGTATCTTTATGTAGGCTTTGGTTAGCTTATCTGCAGGGATGTCGGATGTATCCTCCATATGCGTTCTCCTAATTAACGAGAATTACACTTTAGTTGTTAAATGTAACCTAGTCAAGTAATTCTTTGTAAAGGTCGATCATTTTTGTGTGTACGTCTATTCTGTTATTCAATAGTGAATAAATACGCTTTTCCACGGCAGAACCTTGTAGCTGCACGACTGTACAACGGTGCTTCTGACCTGACCTATGAACCCTAGCGTTAGCTTGGGCGTATGTTTCTAGTGAAGACGTTGGCCCCCACCAGACCACAGTGTTGGCTGCTGTTAACGTAACACCATGTGCTGCCGACTGCGGTTGGATGACTAGCACCCTTGGATCGGGGGTATTCTGGAACCGCTTAAATATATCGGTCCGTTTGGCTACGGGCACGTCCCCCCGTATTACTTCCGTAGATATCCCGTCATTACGCAACTTATCTGTTAGTATGTCAATGGTGTGTTTGAACGGTACGAACACCAATACCTTTTGGCTGCTCTCATCCACGACTTCTTTCAGCACCTTATATCTATGCTTGATGTCAAACTCTAACGTATCACCTTCGTCGGTGTAGACCGCCCCTGCAGATATTTGCAGTAGCTTGTTCATAATGATCGCCGCGTTCATAGCGGTTACCTCATCGTCACCCACAGTCATGGTCATGCTTTTCTTGAGCGTGTTGTAGTATTTCTTCTGCTGTCGGGTAAGCTCAACGTGTCGGTTCGTGTACGTCATGTCGGGTAGGTCAAGACATTCTTCTTTGGTGAACCGTATGGCAGGCTGTAATATATTAAACACAAGGTCCGATGCGGTAGGTTTGACCACCCACCTAAACTGCGTAACCTTCGTCATAACCATATCGCGGAAAGACCCAAAGAACCTTGGCACAGATTGTGGGTCAATAAGTTTGGCTAGACCGTACGCGTCTAACGGCGACTGCGCGGCAGGTGTACCTGTCATCATCCACAGCCAAGTATCGTCACCCACTAGCTTGTTCAGCACCTTCCATCGTTTGGACTGCGCGTTCTTGTAGTGTGTAGCTTCATCCACAATGACCAGATCAAACCCACCGTTGACTATATCGTCCGCTACGATTTCAACACCGTCATAGTTTATTATGACAAACTCGGAACCTTGCTGGATAATCTCGCGGCGTTTCTTCGATGCACCATGGGCTATCGACACACTACGGTGCGGCGCAAAGGTAAACAAGTCTTCGCGCCATGCGCTATCCATAATGGAAAGGGGGCAGATGACCAAAACACGTTTGACCTTGCCCTGCTTCATTAGGTAGTCCGCTGCCCAGATAGCCGAGGCAGTCTTACCTGTACCTTGCTCGTTAAAACAAAACGCTTTCGGGTTCATAGTCAGGAAGGCCGCGGTCTTCTTCTGGTGGTCGAACGGTGCATATTTGCCTGTCCATGTGTACCTACCGTTAATAGGTGATGGCACATTTATGTTCAACTTACGCAGGGTATGCGCTTCGTCTATACCCCACTTGACCAAGACTTCATGGTCCTGCACTGGCCTGCTTTTTGGTATCGTTTCAGTGACACGTTTTGGGTTGCGCAGCTTGAGCAGCAGCGCCTTACCATCCACTATTCGCATGTGTTCTCCTTTCGGGCAGTTGCCCGAATTACTTTTTCTTCTTGTAGTTCCGTGCGCGGTTCTTGCTGCGGCTTTCGATTGTTACACCGTCTTTATTAGAACCGCCTTTCGACAAGGCTTTCTTGTGGCTGATATCTTTGCCTTCGCGTTTATCAGCTTTACCGTTCTTGTTTTTATCCACACCCTTCTTGTCCATAGCACGACGAGCACGTTGACGTTCCATCCGAGCTTCAAATGGTTTGCTACCGACAGGTTTGTTCTTTTGTTTGGGGCGGTCTTTGGGGTTTTTATATGGCATCAGTTGGCTCCGTTATGGACACATTCAATGATAGGACAGTATCGCTTACACAATCCGTTAGGTCGTGCGTTCCACATGTCTTCTTTTGCTGCGGTTTCCATCTGCCCATACTTACCGAGCCACTTCTCCCACAGCTTGGACTTATCATACTCCATGTAAGTATCTTTTACCAAGTCATTACAAACTACAAATAGTAATGCAGCGCGTACCTTCTTGACCTGCGGATGCCGCGCCATCAGTGCAAGGGCCATCAACTCTAGCTGCCCTTTGTCTGCATACTTGGCAGACTTGCCTGTTTTGTAGTCCACAACGGTGGCTACTTCATCGTCCAGTATTACTAGGTCAGCAATACCGCGAAACCAAACGTCAGAGGCGTAGAAGTCACAAGCCTCTAGGTTTTCCGTCAGGCCCATCTTTATCTCGCATAGCTTCTCGCCCTGCCTGTTCTTCAAAGATGTTAGGGCTTTCTTCGCATAGCTGAACTTCGCGGGTACAGGTGTATCTTTACCAATGAAGTCTTCGGCCATCTTATGGAACTCGTTGCCATATAGTATAGCCTCGGTCTGCACGAACGGCACCTCTTTCAAGACGTGTTTGTGGTAATACTGCTTCGGGCATTGCTCAAAGTCTTTGATCTTACTGAAGGACCACGGCCATACTTTTGTCACTCACATTCTCCATATGATTTGCCTGTTCCGCTTTCACATGTGATCGGTAATCCATCAGCCCACTTAGGTGTTTGGCTCATACATTCTTCGACATATGCTTGCGCTTCATCCAACTCCTCGTCGGTTACACAGGCCACAATACTGTCATGTACAGTTAGCACAACTTTGTATCTCTTGGCAATAAGTAACATTTGATGTCCTATGATACAACGTGCAATAGCTTGGCACACGTTCTCCACCACCTTACCGCCGTATATACGCTTTGCGCCTCTGCGCGTTTTGTATGTGTACTCGGGGCCACGTTCGCCCTGCTCTGCGGCTAACCCATGATAAAACATAGGTAGGCCAGAAGGTAAGATTATTGAGCTGGTAGATGCGTCCACTTTTAACACACCCTCGCGCCCAAAGTTTAGACTATCCCCACGCTGCATACACTGCACCATGTTGTTCGCGGCTCTCCACAAGGAACTGATTGCGCCGTTGGCATCGCGGTATACTTGTATGATGCGCCGTGCTTCTTCCAACTCTATGTAGACACCCATGCCCTGTAGCTGTGCTTGGAACTTGACTGCACCCATACCGTAACCTGCGCCAAGAATTGTAGTCTTACCCACAAATCTCTGGTCTTTGCTCACCCCGTCTACTGGCACGTTATAGATACTGGACGCCATGTACTTGTATACGTCCTCGCCATCCGCGAACTGTTGGGTCAGATCATCTTGCCCTGCAAGCCACGCCAATACACGCGCTTCAATCTGTGAACTGTCGCAGTCTATCAACGAATGTCCTTCGGGTGCGATAAGGCTTTGCTTTAGCTTCTTACCGTTTGGCCCACGGCTCGGTAGGTTTTGCAGATTGATCTTATCGTCGCCACCCCACCGTCCAGTATGCGCAGCATAATATCTTACAGGGACAGGCAGAAGCCCACGGTTTGAGATGTCGATAAACCTTTGGGTCCGTGTTTCTTCTAGCGTAGACTTACTACCAAGACGCGCCGCTACTAGCGACTGCACACGATCATCCTCATGTTCTAACAACTGTTTGAACGCTTCGTCGTTCTTGGCAAACGCGAATGTTTCTTTGCCTGTGGTCAGGCTCGTCTTCATCGGGGGCTTGACCCCAAACCCTTTCAACAACTCCGCGAACTTCGGGTTGGACATAAGGTCTTTCTTATCTTCTACCCCTGCATCAGTCAGCAGTTTGGCCTTGCGATCTTTCACATCTTGAAGGTGCGACTGCAACAAGCCACGGTCTAAGTCCAAAGTAGGTTCGGTAAACATACGCAGGGTGGCGTCTATCAAACGTAGCTCCTGCTTGGGGAACTGTCGGGCCATCCTGCTAAAAAGTTTATAGGTGAGGTCCACGTCATTGATACAGTAGTCGCCGTAC